TACAGAAATAAAATATAAAATAATCATAACAAAAAATAAAATGTATAGTGGAATTTGGTAAAACATCTATACATCTATACACACTATACATAGGACATAGTATAATTAAAATAAAAGCTTATATCGTATTTCATCTATACATCATCTATACATTAATTTTTCCATCTATACATTTTTTTTTGTTATATAAATTTTCTATTAGAGATATAAAAAATATATTATATATAACATAAAAAATTAATTAAAAATTTTAAAAATATATTTAGTTAAATATAAAGTTTATAATTTTTGACAAGTTGAAAATGTTAAGAATTCATATTGATAAACAATCAACAATTTTAGATAATTTGACGGTAGCAGAATCTATTGATTTGGACACCTTAAATGAATTAATTGAGAGTAATATTTGTTCAGATGATGCAGAAATCCGAATTAAACTCCTTGGCATTCGTAAAAAACTTAGAAATGGTATTTTAGATGTTCAGTATAAAAAGGGTAAAACTGGATATGGTAGAATTTACCCATCTGTTTCATTATCAAATATGAAGCGAATAATTCGACATACTCTTACTCATAAAAATTATATTGATATTGACATAGTTAATTGTGGCTGTCAAATTGTAAATCAATTATGCGAGGCTTCTGGCCTTCGTAATATATATTTAACAGAATACATTAATGATAGAGAAAAAATCTTAAATACAGTTATGACAACATATGAAGTAGTTCGTGATTCTGCTAAGGAGTTATTTACCGCTCTTTTAAATGGTGGTTCATTTGCTCAATGGTTATCAACCGTTGGTCGATACGGCGAACCTACATCATTTATTTCAAGCTTTAGTTACGAAATAAAAAATATAATTGAACAATTTACAGTTTCAAATAATGACTTAGTCAAAGCCCTTAAAAAAGCCGATAAAGAAAATATATCATCATCAGTAATATCTTTTGTTACTCAAGAGTATGAACTCAGAGTTTTAGAGGTTATGTATAAAACACTTAAATGCCCTAAAAATGCAATGCTTGCAAATGATGGTATAATGATATTAAAGGCTCACCCATATGATTTAACCGCTATTAAGCAACAAATACTATTACAAACTGGTTTTAATCTTGAACTTAAAGTAAAGGAAATGACAGAGGCAATTGATAATATTGAAGTTGCTGAGGGTTCATTTACCGCAATGGCTAAAGAATTTGAAAAGAGACACTTTTTGATTGAAGCACAAGGTATATATGTTAGACTTGCTCAAGACCCTAAAGACCCCAGCTTTGAGATATTATCTTATGACAAAATGTTTAATTGTTATAAGCAAATGGCTTGTGATTGTCCTAAAGGAGGTGAGCCTATTCAATTTATTAAAAAGTGGGCAAATACAAATAACGATATTAGAATGTATAGGGATTTTGATATGGTTCCTCCCCCTTTAAAATGTCCAGCAGATATTTATAATCTATGGCAACCATTCGCAATGGATCTTGTACCAGAATATACTCCAGATACTGAGGGTTTAGACTTTATACTTAATCATATTAAAATCTTATGCAATCACGACACAGTTGTTTATGAATATTTTATCCGATGGATTGGTCAAATGTTTAAATTTCCAGCAGTTAAAACAACATGCCCTATATTTATCAGTGATGAAGGTGCTGGAAAGGGTGCATTTATGCAAGTTATGGAGGCTATGATGGGAAGCCATAAATATTTAGAATCTACAAATCCTAAACGAGATGTATGGGGTCAGTTTAATGATTTAATGGCGAATAGTTTCTTTGTCCATATTTCAGAGGCTGGTAAATCACAGACAAAAGATAATTTAGGAGAAATCAAAGGATTAATTACTGATAAATCCATATCGATTAACCCCAAGGGAAAAACACCATATATTATTAACTCATTTCATCGTGTTCTATTTAATACAAATAATAATAACCCTATAGATACAAAAGAAAATGATAGAAGAAATATAATTATTCGATGCAGTGATGAATTACTTAAATCTAATATGAGTATTGAGGCTCATTCAAAATATTTTTCAACACTTAGGAGCCTTATTCAAAGTATTGATACCCTCAAAACTTGTTTTGAATTTTTTATAAGCCTTGATGGTCTTGATACCTTTAATGATTTACCGATACCAACAACATCACATCAGACAGCACTAAAAGAATCGAATAGGTCAATAGTAAATTTATTTATAGAACACTTTACACTACAGCACTATAAACCCACAATATGCGAGAGTATGAAAAATGCTTCATCATCTGCATTATATACTCAATTTTCACAATGGAAAGATGCAAATGGATTTAATTATGATATGAATTCTAAAAAATTTGGTCTTGATTTAATATTTGAATTTGATAAATATGGAGTAACTCAAGGCGATAGAAAATCAAGCGGAAATACTAAAAATTTTGATTTTGTAGCACTTGCTAAATATTTTAAAATTGGCGAGATAATAATCTAAATATTTAATTAATTTATTTAATTTTTTTTTTTGCCTCATATAAATAGATTTTATAATTTTTACTAAACGAGAAAAAAATGAATTCAAAAAAATCACAAGATTTAAAAATGGGTTTTTCAAATGAAAAATTATTATTTGATAAACTTAAATCATTGCCATTTTGTGATGATTTAAAATTAATAAGTGGTTATTCAATAATTGATGGTAAGGGACAATTTGCAGAATTAGAACTTAAGACACGGCGGAACATTAGACATAACCAATATTCAACTGGAATTATTGGAGTCAATAAAATTAAAGCATTTAAGGCAAACGGTAAAGAACATAATTATATTGTTTGGAAATATGACGATGGTTTATTTTATATTAAATATGATGATGAAACCTTTAGTAAATTTAATATTGCGGTTCAATCGGTATGGAGAGATGGAAAACAAGAGCTATCAGAATGTTATTTTGTCCCATATCAAAGCTTTACAAAATTAGAATAATTGCTATTTTTAAAAAAAATATATTGTATAAATAAGAAACATAAAAATGATTTCAAACGAGGATTTACTAAAAATTGCAAAGAAGGAAGATATACCACTCAACGATGTATTTTTTAAAGATTTCCCAAGCAATATAATACAATCTGGCGGATATATTATTAATTTACAAGATGGAATGCTTGGACAAGGTGGAAGCCATTTTACGGCTCTATATGTTCCACCAAAAGAAACACAACTTGCCTATATGGATAGCTTTGGATTTCCACCCAGTCAATCCACAATAAACTGGATAAAGCAGAGCAGATATAAAAGCTATCCTATTTTTTGGAACCATAAGGAAATACAGAATATAGATAGTGGTGGGTGTGGTATATTTAGTCTATACTTTATAGACTTCTGTTCTAAGCATAGAACAAATATACCAATGGATGATTTACTGGAAAAATTCGGCGATTTATTTTCAGATGAGCCTACAGAGAATTTAACAATATTAAAGGGTTTAGCAAAATATTATATGAACAGTAAATAGTAAATTAATTTACTATTAGAGATATAGATCTAAAAACAACTAAATATTAATATACTTTATCTAAATATGGGGTTCTATCTTGTATATATATATAAAGTATATAATTATCTTCTTTTTTTATCTATTTTTTAATATTAATCTTTAGTTTATGTATAAATTTATCTATAATGTAATAGAAAGCTATATTAAAATATTTTAATTCGTCGTAATAGTAAATAACAGATAAAATTATACATAAACCAAAGATTAATATTAAATAACAGATAAAAAAAAGAATATATTTATATATTATATATATATACAAGATATAAACCCATTATTTTTCAATTAAGTTTTTCAACTTAAGACAGTTAATCATCAATGTATTTAATATTGCAATCTTCTTCTCTCGGTTCTTTGAATCTTTTGGCTCTTCGTCCTTATTTGATTTCATTTCATTCATTAGCGTAGAATGCGACGACGATAGGTCATCGTAAATTGTTATTACTTTTTGTTTTGTTAATTTATCCATTGTATTATATACTTATTTTTTATCTTTTATTTTTTTTAAATATTTTTTATAATTAGTAATGTTCATTAGTCCATTATAACTTTCATCTGATAGGTTCTTCAGTTGCTCTTTAATTTGGTTATACTCAATTATATTCTGCTTAAATTCATTCTCAATAGATTTATCATTCTTTGCCCTCTTCCCAGTAATTACAGACTGTGCTATATCATCATTTAGTTTTTTATAATATTTATCAGCTACCAAATTGAGTTTTATTTCCAATTGTTCTTTTGTGGCAATTAAACCCACTCGTGGGTTTAAGCCGTCCAATGCCACAACTGGTTCAGCTACGGCGATTGGTTCAGCCTTGCCCTCTCTTAATTCCTTATACTTAGCCACAGCCCAATCTTTCGGCATCTTCTTGATTGTTGGATTTTCAGTTGTCCAAAGGGTTTTAACCTCATTATAAAGTTGCTTAATTTTTGGGTCTGCCATCATTTGTGGGTAGGTCTTATTTTGTAATTCCTTCTCATAATATAGAACTTCTCGCCAACTCGTTGTAAATGGTTTCTTGTCTTCAAATTCTTTGACTCCTTGACCGACCATCTGAGTCTGGGGTAATTTCTCTAATTGCTCAACATCGTGTGACACAAGGGGATTATATGTATCCGCTTTAATGGTAATATCTCTTTCAGTCTTTTTTTGGAATGGATTCATTCCACTTACAACATCAGTATCCGTTCTAATATCATACTGGTTGTTTGCCTTTGTATTGCTAAATGGTCGTGTTGCTTTATTTAAAGTAATAATTTCATTTGTGTCTTTGCCCAATAATTCCGCTTGTAATCCAGCTTGAGAATGTCCAATAGTTGATATATTTTTAGCACCATATTTTTGGATTGCTTCATTTTGGACTTTCTCAGCATCTTTATATCGTTTAGTCTTTTTATATGCATCAGTTCCTCCAACTGCATATACTGCATTATTATACCAATCCGCTAATCCGCTTGTCCCCTTATGAGCAACAACGGCCTTCTTTGTTTTAGGGTTATAATATACTTTAGAATTTGATGTAGATAAATCTTTATCTAATTCCCAATCGCCGACTTGTTCTCTACCATCATAGGCACCGCTTAATAAACCTTGTAAATCCGCAATCGATAATTTCCCACCGTGGATTAAATAAGGCATCGTTTCCGTTGCGTCCGGTTTATTTTTTATCTCTTCGCTTGTCGAACTTTTCAACAATAAAATTTAGTAATACTGCAATAAAAAATCCAATAATAAAATTTGTCATTATTATATAACTTTTTAAAAAATTTAAAAAAAATTAAATAAAAAAAAATCATATTTATTGCCGTTAATGCTTAATGTATTCTAAGTGTTCTTTAAGGCTGTGACCCATAGCTGTAGCCTCTTCTTGTAAGTCGGTTAATTCTGGCATATCCTTATACTTTTCAGATAAGAAAGAATGTCGTAAAATATTGATAGAAGCTTTTTTACCAAAAACGGCATTTAATCTTTGGGTCATCTTTGTGGGGGTTAATTTAGAACCATTACTATCAATTAATAAATAATTATTTTCTGGGTATATCTTCTGGATTAATTTAATCCAAACTTTTAATATTTTTTTTAGAGTTGTTGGGATTAAAACTTCTTGTTCATTTAAAAATCGCTGAGTCTTATACACATTAAAGAAGAATTTCCATTGTTTTCCCATTTCTAAAAAGTTATCTTTGTCTTTGTCAAAATCTTTAATTTTCATCTCTGTCCAATCCAATGACCTACGAATGGCTATATGCTTACCACTAACGAGTGATAGAATAATATAAGATTGTATTTTTTGTATATCTTGAGTTGTTGGATTTTTTAATTTATAAAGCTGTTTTGCTTCTTGTTCTAAATTATTATAAATAGTAGTCAATTCATCTTGCTCTACCCAATTTTCAGTTTCTTTTTCAGTTTTATTTTGTAATTTTTGCTTTGCATTATATGCTTGTCCGTCTGAGTTCATTAATTCTCTGTATTCATTAGCCTCTGGACATAATACCACTAAAGCACTCAAATATGTTTTTCTTTTTGAACCATCAAAATCTTTTAAATAAGTTAGAAATTTTTTACATTCTTTAAATTTTTCTAAATCCAATGGTTTATCTGGGAATACCTTCTTATATAAATTTGATAAAATTGAATTATAGGTTTTTAAACTACTATCTGATAGTGTTGGACGATTCTTTTTCAATAAGTCTTTTATTAATGTGCTTTTATTTGCCATTTCGTTTCCGTTGCGTCCGGTTTTTTTTTAATCTTTTTTTAATCTTTTTTTTTCTCACTTGTTGAATATATAATGTCAATATAAAATTTAATTAAATAAATAATTAAATCAAAATAAAATAAATATTTATATATATAACATCATTAAAATATATTTTTTTGAATTTTAGTTAATTATTTAAAAATATTTTAACTAAACGAAAAAATAACCGGACGCAGCGGAAACGAAAGATGGCAGAACTAAAAGTTTCTTTAAAGGAATTGGGTATGAAAGACCAAACAGAAGAAACTTATAAAATGATTACAGATACGGTTGAGAGTCTCGATGAACTGGATAAGGCACGGCTTCTATATTATATTACAACCCAAATTATAAAAGATGAAATGAAAATGCATCCAGTTGCAATTATTTCATTAATGGAAACAATCCAAAACACGGAAATACAATGTGCAAAACTAAAAAAAATGTTAGGTGATACAGTTATATCTGGTATCGAATGTAAAAAATGTAAAACGGTATTACCAACTATGACAATTTTACATCATATAAATGGTCTTAATTCACAATGCCCACATACAGAGATTGATGTTGAAATAAAGAAGGGGTAAAGGGTCAAGCCCTACCAAAGAATGTAGCTAATCAAATGCTCTCGTAATGTATTTTTTTTGTGTCTAATTTTATATAATCGTCTTCTCTCGTCTGCATAAGATAATCCTTTTTCTTCAATATAGTGTGGATAGTCTAAATAATCTTTATCCCCCCCAGAGGTGATAAATTTTCCATTACTATCAAATATATCAATTTTATAATTCTTCTCCTTACTTGGCTGTATTATAACATTTAACTCTTTAGCCCTATCATACGAATATGGTAAAATTTCATACATTGTATTTCGACAAGCGAACCTATATATGAAATTTTTAATTTTTTTTAAAGGAATTTATTAGGCCACTCTCTTTCCAGAGTATGTATCAATTACAATCTCCTTCTCAAATACACAGAAGACATAAATATCAATTGGAACAATACTTAAGCAAGTTCCAGAAATCTGAACTGATTTTGGTGTGCGGTCATCTTCTGGTAATCTACGACCAACATTTGCAACTAAATAACCATAGTTATTATAGAAAGCAGTTTGTGATATAAGACCACTTGTAAGACCATCGGTAAGACCACCATTAATTGAACCAACACCATAGAGTTCATTTTGGAACATTTCATAACCATATTGCTCATTATTGCTAAAGATATTAACACCAGAAATTTGAAAATTTAAGTTATTAAACCACATTAGCGGTGAGCAAGTAGCTGGTTCAGAGCCGAATGGGGAAACAAGTGTTGAAAATGATGAGTTTGCAGTTCCATTATTACCATTATATGTTGAACTAATTAATGGCACAAGCACAATTTCCTTCAATCCACTAATTCCATTCGAAACAAGGAAATTGAAAGAATTAAGATTGTTCAAAAATTGATATTGGAAAATATCTCTATATTTAATGGTCTTAGTTCGATTTGTCAAATATTGCTCTTCTCTCATTGGATTCATAGTGTATAAATCAATATACAATCGGCAAGATGATAACATATTATTTCTCGAAATTGTTGGTGGGCAATTGGGGTCAATACTTTGGAGGACTGCACAGCTCATTGTAAATGATACACCAGCCATACCAGCAACAACTGCTGCCGAAAGACCAGCAAAGCCATTCTCAGCATCCGCAGATGCAACCATTATCATACTTGTATTTCCACCTTGCACAGTTGCACCTTGAGGTGTCATTGATAAGAATCCATCCGTTGGTTCTACATCAACAGTTACTCGTGATTGATTAAGATTGATATATAATTTAACATAAGCATTACGGACTAAAGGCATCTGTGCAAAGAAATCGGCCATATCCTTAAGTCGGAGTGTTGCCAGAATATACCAAGCTTGACCATAAAATCCATTAACTGGTGCTGTGGTTTTAATCGTATATGATTTGCAAAAGGTTGCAGAAACAGATGCCCAATTAACACCACCCCCAAGAAGTGTCTGAACTCCAAATTGATTAGCAGAAAATAATATATCAAGCTGTCTTTTAAAGAAGCCAAGATTTCCATACATTCCACTATATGATGTAACTGGTGTCGCAATAATATTATCTGTATTATTTTGTGAGCCTTGCCCCCCAATTGATTCATCGGTTGTATATTGCCAAGATTGGGCAGAATCGTGATAAAATCCAATTTGACTACCAATTGTCACAAGATCATCTACACAAAGGGTAGTATTTAATTTATAAGAGATATACATATTTGTTAGATTAGAAATCTGAACAACTGAACTATTATTATATTCAACATTAATTGAAGAAATCAACTGATGAAAACCATTTTTAAGCCCAACGGCAAAATCCGAAGGCGTTGCGGAAAAATTAAATAATGAAGTCATCGTTAAAATCAAAGGGACTACAATAGTAGCATTTTGGAAGTCTGCCCACTTTCCAGCATTGGAAACACTTGCACAATCCATAATAATTGTATTATTGGTATATGAACCATTATTTTGGTCAATAATATACACATTCTCCCTTCGGATGAATGGTTCCCCATCTTGTTCAACAGAATTTGAAACTTCGTAAAGTAATTGGTCAGCCATTTTTTTACTTGTCGAGATTTAAAAACAATTGCTATTATAACAATACAATTATAATTATTGAAAAAATAATTAATTCAAAAAAAAGGAATTTAATTAATGGCAATAAATGCAATGTTTTAGCCCCCTTAAAACGAAATACTTACATTCTTTTTTCGTGGCAATTTTCCTTGAACTGACCGTAGGCTTAAACTTTGTAATTTCTCTAAAAGCTTAGCATTAGGTGCTTTAACTCCAAAGCCATTACCTTGGATATCAGATTGACCCAATCCATCTTCTAAGAGTAAAACACCTCTACCCCTTGATGTTAGGCCTAATGGTTTAGCCATTCCAAAATGAGTTACAGAAATTGGCAATATTGCCTTTTTTTGATTAGATAACGACCTTGTCATACCCATACCAATTGGATGAATTGATTTAGTCCTTGTCCCAATAACAAAATGTCTATCTGCTCGCATATTCTCAAACTTATCAATTTTCTCGCTTGTCGAACTTTAATAATTTCAATCTCGCTCGTAAAACTATATAATAGCAAATTTATAAATTAATAATTTATTTAATTTATAAATGTATAATATGAAAAATTAATGTATAGATAGAAAAATTAATGTATAGATGAAATACGATATAAGCTTCTATTTATATTATACTATGTCCTATGTATAGTGTGTATAGATGTATAGATGTTTTACCAAATTCCACTATACATTTTATTTTTTGTTATGATTATTTTATATTTTATTTCTGTATTATCAAAAACATCTATACATCTATACACACTATACATAGGACATAGTATAATATAAATAGAAGCTTATATAAGAATATATCTATACATCATCTATACATTTATGTTCATTTAAATATTTTAAATTAGAAATAAAAAAAATATATAATATATATAAGATATATTTTTTGTAAAAGTATTTTAACAATGGAATTAGACAACTTGACAAAAGAGGAATTACTTGATTTACTCATCAATAAACCTAAAACAAGTGAATCACAATTAAGAGCAGTGAATAAATACCGTCTAAATAATCTTGATAAGGTTAAAGAAACACAACAAAAATATTACGAGAAGAATAAGGAAAAGATAATTGAACGGTCTAAACTTGCAATGAAAAGTAAATTAGCAGACCCTAATATTAGGCTTAATTATAACCTTAAACAAGCTGAAAAAAGAAAAAAAAATAAACAAATAGGTGATTTATTGTATAGTGTTTAATTGACTTAGCCATTCGGTTAGCCTTTTTTTTTGGTATGACCGCTGTGACTTTTCTGATTGTTTTTTTAACCATTCTGGGTTTGTCTTATTTCTATTGTAGTAATCTCTTGAAATTTTATTTATTAATTCTCTGTTATTTTCTCTATATTTAATTTGTGCCTTTTTCATACTCTGTTTATACTTTGCAAACTTTTTTAAATCTTCGCCAAATTGCTCTAATTGACCTACTGTATTTTCTAACTTCTCAATAGGAGACATATCAATTTGCGGACGGCTCAACAAGTTGATTGCTAAAGCCATAATATCTGATTCTTTAATATTATCATCCATTGTATCTAACTATATATATAAGATATTATATTTCTAAAATGTAATTAATTAATTTATAAGATATGTAAAATATTTACATATCTATAGAAAGCTTTTAGAAAAAGCTTTACCAAAAAACTCAACAAATCTCTTGTCGAAATTTGTTATGTCAAGTTTTTCAATTAGTCAAAAGCAATTAAATGATATTGCAAAAGGGAAGCCGATACAAATATCGTATAGTGGTTTATCTTCAAATGCCCCTAATGTCTCGATACAAGGGCTGGGGATGCCTTCAGTTAATCGAATTAAAAGGGCATTAAGGGAGCAACGAGGTGCAAGACTTAAATTAACCCCAGATGAAATTACTTCAATTAAAACCACATTAAAAGGTGGTAATTTTCTTGATGATTTAAAAAATGCATTCGACCCCCAAAAGAATGGTGTTGCTCAAGCATTTGCCCCAGATGGTGCCGCTGAGAAATTTGGTAAATCTTTAGCAAGACCAGCAATTAAAGGTGCTGCAAATCTTGGGGTTGGTGGTCTAATGACTTTGGCTGGAAGTCCAGAGTTTGCCCCATTTGTATCTCCTTTTGTTTCTATGGCAATTGATAAAGGCCTTGATAAAGCTAATTTGGGATTTGGTATTAAGAAAGGCTCTAAAGCGGCAAAAGATAAAATGGCAAGAATTCGAAGTATGCGAAAGGGTTCTAAGGGTGGTAATATTCTTGACCAACAGTTTAGTATTAATGAGGCTAAAGATACAATTAAAAAATTATTTGGTGGTGAATTGGGTGGGGTTGATGAAGGTGCTGGAATTGGTGAGGATGTTGTTAGGACATTTACGGTCAAAAAGACCGGAAAGGGAATGAAAGGATGTGGTTCGTCAAGCGGAATTCTTGACCAACAATTTTCTATTAATGAGGCAAAGGATGCACTTGGTAAAATCTTTGGCTTTGGAGTTAGTCCAGCAAGGGTAAAAGAATTAAAAGGACATATGGTGGATTTATTCTCTGGGCAACTTGATAGACGAAAGGCTGTTAGCTTAGCTAACAAAGTATTTAAACACGGCACAGACTTATTACATTTACCATCAGTTAAAATGGCTGGTGGTGCTTTATCACTAAATTGGCTAACGGATAAACTTAAATCTGGAGCTAAACAGATATTTGAACTGGCTAAACCAGCTATTAAAGTGGCTGGACAAACTGGGATTTCATATGTTAAACCACTGGCAACTGAAGCATTAAAGGGTATTGCATCATCTTATGGTATTGACCCATCAATGGCAAGTCTTGCAGCGAATATTGCATCTGAAACTGGTTCTCAGATTGCAAATGTTGGATTGGATAGTATTACCAAAAAAGCACCAAAAAAAGCACCACAGACACCATCAATGGCAAGTAATAAACTTGATAGCCGAAGCGATGCTCAGCATAGTTCAAGGAGTTTAGATACACCACAACCAAGAGGAAGTGAGGGTTCAAGAAATAAAAGAACAAGAGGAAGTGAGGGTTCATTCTATGGTGGTGCTAATCCAGCACTATATCCATTTAGAGAATCTGCAAATTTACCACAAGGATTAATTTCTATGTATGGTGGAGCTATGAGGGAGGATTTTGGTAATTTATTAAATATGGATCATCCAAGTATGACACCATTTATACAAGCACCAAATTTACCACAAGGATTAATTTCTGTATATGGTGGAAGTTTCCGAGGGTATGGGACTCCAATATTAGACCAAAAATTTTCTGTAAATGAAGCTAAAAATTTCCTTACTAAAGATGTTAAAAAACTATTTGGTGGCAGTTTTATGTAATGGCAATTAATTATTACAAGTAATGTTTAAGCCCAAAAAAATAATTCTTTTTTTGCCGAATTTATCCATCCTCTTCTTCCTCGTCACTATCTGGTTCCAATCTTACAACATCTAAATAATTCCGTCTAAATCGTTCTTTAGATTTAGCCCCCAAATCAATCATTAGAAAAGACTCATTATCCTTTGTAGCATCTTTATATAATTTCATTAAATCTTCTTTGTCACAACCTAAATTATACTCACTCAAGATACTATTTAAATCTCTATTGTTTGATAACTTCTTTAAAAATATATGAGTTAAATTTTTCCTTATTGTTGGTGGTGTTAAATAATATGACTGTGTAATATAAACACAATTTACACCCTTGGCCATTTTTCTACCACGAATAAAATATGGGCTTATTTTAGCATCTTGCACCTTGCGGTCTTCTAATACTAAATCATCAAATATTACTAAGTGTTGTAAATCTTTTGAATCCTCTTCATTAAAATCATTTAACTCTGGAACGGTTCGGATTCCTTCAGTAACTTGTAGATGTGATGCTGGTATTTTTGATTTTAAAAAATCATATAGTGGTTCTTGTGCCTTAGAGATAATTTTTATATTTCCAAAAGTATCATTCATTCTACTAATCATATCACATATTAAATTAGTCTTCATACTGCCACTTCCGCCAACCACTAATATACGAAATGGTAATCCAATCTGATGGTGTGCAACATTTGGATTATGGTATTTTGGTTTTAAATTCTCTGGAATTTTAGTATAAAAATTAACAACTTCATTTGATGGTTTTTTAGAATTTGAATTCTTCGAATTTGAATTTGCTTCCTTTTTTTTAGGAGGCATTTTTTAAAAAATTTTATTTTAAAAATCCTATATATAGTGAATATAATTTATATAGTGAATATAATTTTAAATTTCCGATTGTCGAACTATGAGTTCTCAACCCCCACCAAATCCATTTCCATTAAATCCAGTTTTTAATCCACTGGACTGGGGATATGCTGATAACATATATTTGACAATTGCAATTGCAAATACTTTATATCTTCAAAAGGATGGAGACACCGCAACTGGATTAATTAACTTCAGTGAGGGATTAGCATCAACATCTGGGGCATTTTCTGGATTGCTCACAAGTTCAGCAGTGGTTTTACAATCATCAAATGACACTACTGTCCCCACAACTGCTTGGGTTCAATCGCATACCAGTGGTTTATATTTATTAAAGGCTGGAGACACAGCAACTGGGCTTATTAATTTTAATGCTGGATTAACTACCAACACGGCAGTAGTTACTGATACATTAACCTTTAACGAGGGAGCAACCACCATTGGAACCATTGCCACAACAGCTTCAGACTTGAGCATTGTTGCAGTTGGGAGTATGTCACTGCAAGCAACAAATGCAACCAATAATGCCTATATCGAATTAAATACTGATTTGGTTAAAACCGTAAATAACAAAGAAATTGATTTTACTTCAACTGGGTTAATTAACTTGGGAACAACATCCACTATGACATTGAGTGGAACAGCTATTACATTGACGGCCCCAGTTGTTAGTGCAGTGGCTCCAAGTAGTAATCAAACATACCTACAAATGGCTACAAATTTTGTAAGTGGTATTAGTGATAATGCTACATTATTATTTCATTCAACAAACCAAGTGGCACAATATGCATCTATTCAACTTAATAGCTTATCGTCAATGGCTATGACAATTGCATCAGCTGGCAGTATTTCATTAAATTCCTCTATAGATGGTGTTCGGTTATCTTCAGCACCATCTGGCACGATAAATTCGGCAGTGGCAACAGTTGGATATGTTAATGCTGGATATATACCAATAACTGGGGGATTACCAGTAGGCACCATCATAATGTGGGGCGGTGATTATACTAACCTACCAGCAAACTATTTAATGTGTTCTGGATTTTCAGTTTCAGTTGCGGATAATCCATATCCCCTTTTATTTTCAGTCATAGGTTTTAATTATAATTTATCACCATCAACAACATTTTGGGCGCTTCCACTATTTAATCAAAATAGAATGCCCATTTCTGCAGATAGTAATTTAGGTGGAAATCCTTTAAGTAGTATATTGAATCCAGTTGGAGAGGTTTATGGTGGTTCAAGCACTATTTCAATCGACCAAATGCCGTCACATAACCACGTTATAGAATGTAGGACGGCTGGCTCTGGTGGTGGGTCATCAAATGTAGTGGATACTGGAAATCACAACAACACGCAAGATAGCAATCTTACTGGCGGTGGTGCGCCATATGCACCAATGTTTACTGCTGTTTGGTTTTTAATTAAATATCAATAATGGCAAACGCCCCTTTAACCCCTCGTGTGTCGAACTGGCAATTTAATTTTAGTAAATTTATTTAATTTTAGTAAATTTTTTTTTAAATTGTATTATATAGAAGCATATTGTAAAGAAATTACCAAAAAAACTGGACGGCTTAAATTTCAATAATTAGTGCTGGCACGGTAAAGGTTTTCTTTAGAAAGTTCGACAAGCGAGAGAATGAATCCACCACCAAGTATTCCAACCCCAAGCGGAGAACCACCCACTTCTTATCCATCATACAACTCATCAAATGGATTGGGTTGTATAAGTGATAATGAAGAGGGTGGAATTGGGATTAATGAGTATGGTATGATATTCTTTAAAAATTTACAAACTGTTGTCGAACAAATTGTATTAAATGCCGAAGGAATTACACGAAATACCGACCCAACTGTTCCTTGGGGCACAATAACGACAGCATTAGAAAATATTGTTGCCGTTGTTCCACCGCCCAATTCAACAACTTTAGAAGTTTCTGCAAAAATAATAGTTAGCAATATTGTTGATAATAACGAGTTTATTACTCTGGACTCAACTTCACATAATCCTCTTATAAATATAAGAGGCTATGGCGAGACAACTTTAAAATCAAATAGTCTGCGAATGGGAGACGACACCGATTTTAATGAAGTTGAATATAATAAAATGCATATAAATAGCACATATGGAGATATATTGATAGACCCCACAAAAATTCAAATAGCGTCTGTATCCACTTTGGCTTCGGCTTCATTAACAACAACCGCATTAACATTTTCAGAGAACGCAACTATATCTGCAAACGGTGGTTTGACTGTCGCCCCAATAACGACTTTCAATCAATCAGTCAGTTGTTTAGTTCCGCCAGTAGATGGGACATCTTTAGTTAATTTAGCATATTTGCAAACCTTTCCACCAGCAAATGCAGCAGATTTCTTTCTTAATAATACAGAAATACCATCTCCACCAATTGACAGTTATGAGGCTTTATCTTTAACACCAATTACAAACACACCATCATCTACAACGACAACAATTCTACACGGTAGTGTTTATCAAGAGGTTGGCGGATTTGCTAATGATTTAATTACTTTAAGGGCTGGAGAATTTATACCCTCTGGTTTTTGGGATTTAAATTTATTTTGTAATATTAGCCCAGAAACCCCTCATGGAGTTGGACATATTAATATGTTTTGGCGATTATATGGTAGGACTGCTCTTGGGGTAGAAGTCTTATTAGGTGGCGATAGTTCAGTTGTTAGTATAAATCAACTAACTCCAGCAATACAACAAACGGCTTCAACTCAATTATTTGTAGAAACGGATTTGACCCCATATTCTTCATTAGTATTAAAAATTTATATGAATAATATTGGTTCAACCGACTGCGATGTAAATATTTTTTACAACGGACTAACGACAAATAGCCATTTACATACGAGTTATAATGTGTATGTTCCACCAAGTCTTTTAACAACCGCAAATACTTGGACGGCATTTAATACTTTTGATAACGGAATCGAAAGCAACGGCACAACTTCAATAACTGGTGGGCTATATGATAGTGTTAGTGTGGCTGGAACTGCTGGGCAACTATTATCTTCAACTGGTTCGGCGATTGCTTGGATAACCCCAGCCGCTGTTTCAACTCCAACTATATCCGATGTATTGACTGCTGGTAGTGTAGCAACCGTTGGGCAAACTATGACCGGATTAGCAAATATAACTGCTGATACTTTTACTGGCTTGGCTTCAAAAACCACAGATGTCGCTGGCGGATTAGGTGGTCAATTGCTTTATCAATCTGCGGTAGATACAACGGCAAAATTAGCAAATGGTTCTGCTGGTAAATATCTTAAAACAAATGGCACCACTTTAG